GTCTATTCGTCTAGCACTTCCATCTACGTCTAGCTTGTCTTATTCTAGAATTAGGATCATTTCTTGTTTTAGCAGAGCTTCTTTTTAATTGTCCAGCTGATCTTGCGCAATAACTTTTTCTACGTTTAGCAGCCTTTGATCCTTTTTTAACTTTACCAGTAACTGCAGTTTTTAATTTAGAACCAGGATTAGCTCGTCTATAAGCTTTAACACCTTTAGAAGTCATACCAGCTCCTGACTTAGTTGATCTAAAGTTACCAGACTTTACTGAAGTCTTTATAGCTCTTTCTTTTCTACCCTTAGGTCTGATTCTAGTTCTAGCCATTATAAACCGTACCCAAAACCATCTTTAGCTCCAGTAGAAGCAGCATTATCATAAGAAGCTCCTCCACCAGTATTTTGATTATTATTATTGTTATTATCACCAGCATCATTGTGAATATTAAATCCTACATCACCTGCTGTAGGAATACCATAAGTTGCCATGTCAATTGTATTATCTCCACCTTGAGGATCTTTCATTGTTGCTTGTGTAATTCTTTGATTTTCTTTTTCCTGTTTTTTATTAAGAGCACCACCAGCTAAGAATGGAATTGCAAAAGGAACTAATGCTCCTACAGCACCATAAGCTCCTACACCTGCACCAACACCTACTGCTCTTGTACCATAACTAACACCTTTAGGTATTCCTAAATTATCTTCTATATAATTATCATAAGCATTTATATTATCTTTTACAGTAGTTCCAAAATTTCCTATTTTATTTCCTACTTTATCAAAGTCCCATTCAAAAGTAGATTTAACATCTTTAGAGTAATCTTTTGTAAAATTATCTTTACCGTCACCACCAACATTTTGATTAGTATTTATTACAGGAGGTGTAACAATATTTTCATTTGGATCTTGATAACCAGGATAACTACTAGCAGGACAAATACCATTAACAGACATTCTTCCATCACCACATACATATTCAGCCATATTATCTACCTTGTCCTTTATATCTATGTTTACTTGTTTGTAACTTCTCAGATTTGTTTTGAGATTTCTTGTGAACGCCTGGTCTTTTTTTATGCTGGTCTCTAGGAATGAAGTGTGTGAACTTCTGCTTAGCCATTACTTTTTAGGTTTTAATTGAATAACTTTAGCTGGTTTTTGTTTACTATCTAATAATTTATTAACACTAAATTTGTCTTTTGCTTTATTACCAATTTGTCTAATTACATTTAAATTAGTTTTTTTAGTTGAAGGTACTTCAGCTACTACAGTGTTACCATCATCATCAAAAGACTTTTCAACTTTAGTTGCAACGTAATCGTCATCTCTATTTTTTGACATAATTAAGCCTTTAATTTTTTAATTGCTGCTTGGTTATCTTTAGCATAAGAATTAGAACCAGCTTCTTTAGAAGGCTTAGGTTTAGGCTTTACACTATTAATAACAGGAGATTGTAAATAAGCTGAATCATCTTTTTTAGATGGTTTAAATATTTTTTTAATTTTATCTACAACTATATCTTTATGTTTTAAAGGACCTGATTCTATACCCATGATTAACCTCTTTTAATTTTTTTTATAAAAGCAGCATTGTCTGCATGAAAACTAGAGTTGCCTTTAGTCTTATCTTGAATAGTATTTGCAGCAGACGGATCTTGATGCGGCGGATGTGGCTCTGGTCCGAAACCAGCAGCAGCTCCACTTGAATTATATTGAACAGCTGTCTTAGTTGTCATTTGTGTTTTAGTCATTAATATATACTCCCAGTTATATTTAGTTTTCCAATGATATTTTCCATTTCATTTTCTTTTCTTGTTTGTTCTAATACTACTTCATCATTAGGATTCTGCATAGCTTTTTTAATCATTGCTGCAGGCTCAATAGCTGATGGATTTTTTTCATAAAATCTTGCATTAGATTTTTTAACATCTTCTACTGAATAGTTTTTAGTATTGTGATTACTAATACTTTGTCTTGTAAATGGGTTACTCATTTTTTAAATCCTCTGTTGTGCTTAATTTTTTATTTAATATACTCTGAAAACAAGATTGTGTAAAGGTCGGAAGTAACATTTCGCTAATAGGTGATTTATTATGATTACATGACCATGAAATACAAGGTACTCCCTTCTCGTCCCATGCTAATAGAGCATATCCTTTTAGATCCATCTTCTCCATAATCTGGAGACATGCATCATTTAGACCCAACATAACGTCATCATTTTGCTTTTGCTCTACTTCTAAAGTAGTAGGTGGCTTATCTTTAAAAGGTCTATACCGATTAAGAGTAATAATGTTTGTCTTTTTTTGTATATTTTTCTTGTTCATAATCTTCATCATCAGGGTCGTCAGGGTGTGTTACTAAAAAGCCATCACGAATCCGCATTAAAGCTTGAACGCAAGTATCATGTATGTCATCATGTTTTCCATAAGGGAAAGATCCTGATTCATCTAATACACTTTTAGTCCAATCTTCATCTAATGTAAAGACTAACCCGCCTTCAAACATTGGAGCTATTGCGTGAGTTCTTGAAACTTTATCTCTATCTGGATTAAATGTAACTACAGGAACTCCTGATCTTCTCATATCTTGTATAAGAGATTGACCAGAGGCACGTTGCTCAATCAGTACTTGATCTGGTTTCCATTCTTCAAAGCTCTCTTGTGCTCTCTTTCTTAAATCAGGATACTCTAATCTTTCTTTCCATGCATCTAATAATATTGCAGCAGCATAAGGTCGATTATTTTCATCACGAGCATTAAATACTCCCCAAGTAGTACAAGCAGAGAAGTCAGCAGAACTTTTTGTAGAGAACGCAGTATCATAAGATTGAAGTACATAAGATAACGAAGGGATTTTTTCTCCCTCATAAATATTCCACCACTCTCTTTTGATAATGGATCCTTCATCATTACTTGGTTGTTGTTGATAAAGAGCTTGCCATACACGTTGACCGACAGTATCTTTAATTTTTTCTAAATCTTTTTTCGAATAAGCCTCAGGCCATAAAGCATTACCTTTATCATCTATCGCAGGTAAATCTAAAACTTTCCAATCTTCTTTACTCTCTGCTAATATGTGTCCTGCTAAATCATCTTGATGCCATCTTGTTTGAACTATAATAATTTTTCCACCCGGTTGAAGTCTAGTGTAAGCAACTGACTTATACCATTCTACTAAATTTCTTCTTTGTGTCTCGGACTCAGCATCTTCTCTACCCTTTATAGGATCATCAATAATAAGTAGATGAGCACCTCTACCTGTGATTGCTCCACCAGCACCGACCGCAGAGTAAGTTCCACCTTGCATAGTATGAAATCGTTTAGCTGAACTTGAATCAGCACGCAAGCCAACTTGAGGAAAGACACTATTAAAATCTGGAGAGGCTATCTGATTACGGACCTTTCGTCCAAAGTCATCAGCTAGTTCTTGAGCATAAGTAGATTGAATGACAAACTCTTTAGGATTGTTACCTAGATACCATGCAGGAAAGAACTCTGAACAGAGCATACTTTTTCCATGCCTTGGCGGCATAAACACTGCTAGTCTATTTATCTCTCCTTTTTCTAGAGCTTCTAAATTTTTTGCAATTAATTTTATATGTGCGGGATCCTTGTAACCAGGATATACATGCTTTGCATAATCTAATAAACTATCTCTTGATTTAGAAGTTGATAGTATCTTAGTTAAATGTTCAATAACTTCTGAAACTCTAGGATCTTTAGTTTTTTTGTATATCTGAATAGCTGACTTTAACTTTTCCTTGATCTGGGATTTTTGCATTTTGTTTTCCGGCTCCTATTGCACCAGCTTTTTGATACTCTAAAAATTTTTCTTCTAATTTAATAAATGGTTTAATTTCTTTTTTAGTAATTTTTTTCCAATGTAAAGAAGATTGTCCAATTTTATCAAGGAACCAAGATAGCTTACTTGCATCGGCAAATCTAGAGTTTACCATTTTTTGATGATGAAGATCACCTTCTTGATCAGGGTTCCCTTCTTTATAAATTCTTTCTTTAAAGACTTCGTCATTATTGTTACCAGTGATATCTGCTCTATCATGAAAAACATTTATATCAACGTCTTGCATTATATCTAACATGTAAGCAATCTCAGAGACCCATGCATCATTTTGACCATGGAGACTTATGTGATCTAAACATCTAAACCAATCATAAGGTAAAATAGGAAAGATACTATAAGGATGTCCTGTTTGTTCTTTTACTTTAAGAAGCTTGAATTGTCCATCAAACTTATTGATTTCTAAATCCCAATTTTTAGTTTCCATAATCGCATCGTCATTAAAGAACATTATCCAATTACCTTGAGCATAGGCTCCTAGAGCATTATTATATAAATGCAAATTCTCATAACCTTGTCTTGGAAATTTTATTACAGACCTAGCTGGATGTTTATCATCTTTTAAGAAATCTATTGTTTCTTGATCGTCATCATCTACTCCATAAAGTAGTTGAATTTTCAAAGGATCAGAAGCATTATCTAATAATGATTCTACACATTTTTTTAATAAGGGTACTCTTTTTCTTGTAGGAAGCAAAATAGATATAGTCATTACTTACTTTATTTCGTTTAAGATACTATATAAACAAAAAAGTTTGCCCACCATCACCCCTATTCAAGGAAGTCTCCCTACATTGAATATCACCTAAAATTTTTTTTCTAGTATCTCATAAAAGAACTTATCTGTATCCTCTGTTACCCAATCTTTGTTTTCTACATTCCAGTCGTTGTTTTGTACTTTGTAGTCAGGGATTTCATCTTTCGTAGTGAAAGAATTAATGTGCCATAGTATTCTGTTATTTGGCTGAGCAGCAAAATTACCATTGTCAAGTTCCAATATATGAGCGCACTTATGCTCCTGAGGAATTTCAGAATGATCTGTATCAAGAAGATTGGAATCAGGGTGACACCAATCAACAGTAAACAGGTACTCACCGTGATAAAGTTTTTTATCTTTTCCAAAATATTTAGCTCGTTGTCCGCCTAAAAAAGCAAACTCAGTAACACTATGATAGTAATCAAAGCTATTCCACAGCTGAAGTAAGTCGTTTGGCATATCGGGCACGTCTTTCCTTTCCATACTCTTAGAGAAGAAGGCAGCAATTGGCAACCGCCAAAAGCACGCACCATTTTCCAACATGATATTAAAGAGGAGACCACGACCCTGTATACTTGTAAGACCAAAGATAACACAGTCCTCGCTTTCTCCATGATGTTTTCGTAGATCATATAAATACTCCTTTCGTATTTTACAATATAAAGGTGGAAGGCTACTATTTAAAAAAGACATTGTAAAGATTTATAT